ACCACGATATTACATACGATGAAGTTGAAAGCCTACTCGTATGGCAAGCACTAGCTAAGATGGCTACTGCAAATGCTTCGCAACTAAAGCAAGCAATACAAGTCAAGCTACTCGGTAATCCCGATGGCTTGGACACTGTTGACATAGAGGGAATACTTGTCAAGAGTGAACACACTAAAGTTGATTGGAATGCTGACATCATCAAGACGATTGAGGATATCAATGGCGTCAGTGATGCTGACAAAGCTAAGCTTTTCAAACCACCTGCACCACCTAAACCGGATGGCGTACATCTAAATTCCATTGCGAAAAAATACAAGGGTACAGTTGCAGAGAGGGTCAAAGATGCTAGGCAAGAGTCAGGCTTGACAATCAAAATAGTTGCTAATAAAGTAACTCAACAAGAAATTTCTGACAAAGCTAACGCTATGCTCAGGAACACAATAGAAATGGAAGGAGAACTAGATGGATAAACATCTACCTATGTCGTATGACGACATGAAACAAATTGCAAACGATTTCATAGGTTCGGGACTGTTTGCACAATTCAAGAACCCTCAACAAGCTTTGGTCACTATTATGGCAGGACGTGAGTTTGGGTTAGGACCATTCGAGGCAATGACTAGCATTTATGTGGTGCAAGGCAAGCCTTCGTTCTACTCACACAAATTTGCTGACATGATTAAGAGGTCAGGCAAGTACAAGTACAAGGTTGTTGAACACACTGACAAGTTGTGCTCTATTGACTTCTATGAACTCAATGGACAAGTAGATGCGAGGACAGGCACAACACGTACCACAGAAACAGGTTGGGAAAAAGTGGGAAACTCCACTTTTACGATTGAGGATGCAGGAAAAGCAGACTTAACCAAGAACCCAAACTTTACTAAATACCCACGTAACATGTTGTATGCAAGAGCCATGAGTAATGGTGCGAAATGGCATTGCCCTGACGCATTTCATGGCACAGGTGCATACGAACCATCAGAACTTGGTGCTGATGTTAAGTGGGATGAAGATGGTACACAAACTGTTGTGAGTGCACCCGAACCTGAACCACAGCCTGAGCCAAAAGTTTACAAGCCTGCGTCAGTTGAAGACACGTCTCAGTCTCTTCCTACGGAAGAGACCAGCGTTACCAGTGATGGCGACACAGATAACACTTTTACGATTGTAGAGGACCAAGGAAACAGGAAAGTTACTGATTCCAAAGTGCTTACAGTCAACACTTTCAAAGAGTTACAGACTGCTAATGGTCAGCCCTATGGACAGATAGAGTTCATGGACATTGTGAAGGTCAAAGACTTTGAGCCAAAGTGGAATGAATACAACATATCGTATTGGATTTACGAAGAACAACCTGATGTATACAGGAGTCTTGAGAATGGTACGAGAGTGTTGTGCAAACTAACATTTGAGAACAAAGTTTTCAATGGTGCAGAGAAGAACTACCAAAACGTACAGGTTATCAGAGTCATGGAAGATGACGAGATTTAATTCCGTATCAGTTCCGTGCGTGTACGGGGGCGTGCACGCACAGAACGTTCTACGTTCTAAACAAACTAAAAAGAAAGGAGAACTTATGTATTGCGTAATATGTAAGAACGTTATTAACGGGCATGGGCACAACCCATATCCAATAGAAAACAGTGGCAGGTGTTGTGATGCTTGCAACCCTGCAGTGATTGCTGCACGTGTTGTGCACAGTGTTTCAGACACACCTGATATAGACTCTATCGCTGAGCGATGGATGGAGAATAGGAGAACTTAATGAGTGAGTTCAAATCTTTATTCGAGGATAACGACCCAAGAAAGGTGGCACAGGGCAAAGTTCCTGTGCTACCTGACAAATCAGGCAAGTTACCCAAGAATTACACCATGGCACAATTAAACGAATACATGCAGTCTGCAGAGAAGGATAGTAGTGTGAGGTGGAAAACACCTAAAGACTGCGTGTGTGGTGGCTTAAAATGGCTCTCAGGGCATTTCTCAACAGAACACCCTGACTTTGGAAAATACTTTCCATGTATATGTGCCATCAATGAGCGTAAGGGCACAATGAGAGAGTTTCTTTGGGGACAGTCTGGACTTACGTCTGGCAATGTGCCGAATCTCTCAGACTTTGACACAAGCTACTACGATGACGGAGCGTATGCAAAGGAATCAGTAATCAAGTGGATGAATGATGATGGAGAACCTTGGTTGATTATGATGGGTCCACCGGGACTCGGTAAGACTCACCTTGCAAAAGCTTCAACTGCAAACCTCATAGGTATGGGCAAGCCTGTGCACTATACAACTGTGCGTGAAATCATGAACAATAGCAGGGCATGGATATCACAACACAGTAGCGAGAAATGGATTGAGTATCTTGAAAAAATAGAGAAGATACAGTATCTTGTGTTAGATGATTTAGGACAAGAGTACGCTACTGATTGGAGTAGGCAAGTCTTGTTTGACATCATTGACACACGATATGAAACCAAACTCCCGACATTTATCACAACCAACATTAACTCTTCTGAATGGGCACATTACCTCGGTGGTGCTTGTGCAGACAGATTGCAGGACCACACACTATCCAAGAACGTTGTGCTGCAGGGTGCGAGTGTAAGGAGAAAGGCAGGTAGAGATGGATAAATCCGTATGGAAAAGATGGGAACGATGGTGGGCAGACGCAATAGGTGGGGATGCAGTCAATGCAGTACGTAACCCTGTAACAGGCAGGTCAGGTAGGGCAGGACATGTGCCTGATGTAGAGTCAATTAAGTTTGCACTTGAAGTCAAGGCAGGTAAAGTTGTGTCTAGCAGAACACTTAAAGCAGTTCAACAGGCACGAGACGCAGGCAACGCAACAAACAAGATACCCATAGTAGCACAGACACACAAGGTAAATCAGAATACTGCAGTGCATCTAGTTACAATGGAGCTTGATGTGTTCTTAGACTTAACTAAAGACATACGTAAGGAAGAAATGCGTATTAAAAAGAGCCTTGATAGTTCAAAAGAATTGGGAATATAAAATTCCAAAAAGCATATTTGCAAACTGTCCATGTTGAAAAAGGGGACATTCTGAACTAAAATATTTTTAGAACTGTTTAGTCAGTTCTCCTTTCTTAAATACAAAGGGGAGCGTAATTGCTCCCCTTCGTACGTAGCCTTTTTAATTAATAGTCAGCGTTTAGTTTGTTGCGACTACGCAACCATATTACATCCTAAAATCAAATTGGTAAAATTCTTTTTTCTCATAGCTAGTATCTCCACACCCCGGACACATGAAATCGCTATCGTCATCGTAGCTTACTAACTCCTCGAAATCTTTTATCTCGCAATCATCGTTGTTGCATATAAATACGTACAGTGGCATTAGTCTGGTGCAGGCATGTTTTCAACTTCGCCCATTCTTACTTCAACATTTCCATCAACAAACCAATTAGCACTTGTAACTGTACTAGACACTGTTAACGCCTTGGTTACAATGTTATTATCTCCACCTACTCTGTTGAATGTTACTTCAAGTTCGCCAATATCTAATTTCTTTAAATCACAAGAACCACCCTTAGAAACAATGTTTTCCAATTTAAGTTCGTTAACATAAGTTTTAGTTCCTGACATAGAATCTAATGGAGAGATGTGTAATCGGTCGTATAAGCCACCTTCTGTCTGTAATAGGTC